GTCATTGAAATCTTCTTAGTTAGTGGTGCTAATACTAACGATTTCTCGTATGCTGCAATAACTTCGTCAGACCAAATTTCGGGGATGAAAGTCGCTGCGGAAGTGTTATCTACCATACCACCTGTGGCGGGATATACGGAAGTAGCCATTTTTAATGTCTCTCTATTTTAAGTTTAAGGTTTATTTGACCCGTTTCTCACGATATGCTTGTTGTATATCATCAGACAACGCAAGGTAGCGTTCAGGGTCTGTTTTCATCAGTTTAATAATATCAGCGCGTCTGTAGATCTTTTTGGAAGTGCTGGAGTCTGGATTACCGCGAGTGTTACCCATAGATCCTTCTTTGACAGCCTTCTGCCTTCCTTCTTTCTCAGCCTGTAATGTTTGACTAATAGCGCCGCTACGATCTTTCCATAAGGAGAAGATTTCGTTAGCTGCCTCTACGTCAAAGTGTTGGTCGGCTTGTACAAACATACGAGTCCGTATTTGTGACGCTTGAATCCACTCAGAGAACTTAGGATCTTTAATAATCTCAGGTATCTCAGGGTGAGTCTCTTTAAGTAGAGCCATTGACGTTTGCTGTTTATAAGCTCTCGCTGATTCTTCTGCTGCACGTACTGACGGATGATTTTCGATTGTTTGCTTCATAGCCTTCTCAGGGTCAGAATAAAAATCTAATTCTTCGTCTTGTGATGCTTCGGCCTTAGGCTTCTGCTCACTGAGTTGTGTGTTGATATAGCTATCGACTACGCTACGTAAGTCACCTACTTCTGTAGATTGACGACCTAGGAGCTTCTCAGCCTCTTGGTGCATCCTAACTACATCTTCTAGTGTCTTACCATTGTACTTATCAGGGAGTGCTTCAGGTTCAGGGGTTTCCTCAGGTGTTGCCTCTTGCGAAGGTGCCTCAGGTGTCTCTATCTCTGTAGCCATATCATCTAAGCTATCAAAACGCTCATTACTTACTTCCTCTTCGAGGATTACTGCTGCCATATTAAACTCCGTACCTTAGTATTGTGGAGAGATTAAAAATGAAAGTTTCCTAGTGTTAGGAGTTGACTTTCTCTGCTTGTGCTCTACCTTTCTCATGTTGCTTGGCCCATTTTATTGATGCTCCAGCGAAGTCGCCAGAGAAGGGTTCAAGATAGGGAGTAGGTGAGCAAAGTTGTCTGGTCGCTTTGGCACTACAGGTTTTACACAATTGTGTGTCTGGTGAGCCTTTGACCATGTGTTCATTAATATGCCCTAGGACACATTTGTAGTCATACATTCTAAACATCGTCTAGTGACCTTTGGGATTCTTCTTGTCCGAAACGTGTAGTCTCTTCAAGATTTAGGATAGCACCAATGATGTTCAACTGTCCCTTACGGAAGTAAAGGTCGTTGCTATCCTTGGCACCTTCGATAGAATCAATATTAGCACTATTGTCCGTTAGATCAGTTATAAATGTTTTCCAACCTTCTGTCCGAAAGAGGTCATTCATTTGTCTAAAGTATAGCTCTAGTTCTCGTTCTGTCATAGCTTACCTATAGTGTAACATAAATATTAAAAAAAGTCAAGTTATTTCTTTACTTTCACTTCCTTTTGTGTTAAGGCAGCTACTTGAGCTTCTAGGGTGCTTATTTTGTCCAGCATTAGTTTGTAGCTGCTATTGACTTGTTCAACTACTTTGTTGAGGTCACGTTGAGATACCATGTTAGTTATTCCTTCTAGTGATGTGAGATAAGGGCCGAAGCCCTCGCTTAACTACTGCTTATCATTCAAATAGGTGGCCCTAGCCTATACTAGGCTCTAGGCGCTCCATTAAGGCGTTCTCAGCAACGTTTGGCGCAGAGCCTTGCGTGGCTATTCGTTCTTTCAACTGCACCTCACGCTCCTTTAGCATGCCTTCAGAGACACGTAGTCTACGTTCAAACTCCTTATCATCTTCTGTGCCAGCCTGTAGGTTAGTTGTGACAGCTTTCATGTGAGCTATCTCAAGTTCCTTAGGTACTGCTAACGACTCTGCATGTAGCTTATGCCCTCTGTGCATAGACTCTTCTGCTTGTGCGTTTAGTGCAGCAGTCTGTGAGGCTTTAAAGGCCATCTCAGCTTGTTGAGCTTCTTGTTGTGCTTTCTGAGCTTCGGGGTTGGGTTGTGAAGCCTCATCTATTAGAGTAATTAACTCTTCACGGTTAGATACATTCATGTTCTCTACAATAGACTTAAGCATTACTGGATAGTAAGGCGTGTCTTTGCCCATAGTTTGTAGTAGTTGTACAAGTTGAGAAACTTCGTACTCTCTAGCAACAATTCCTAGGGTGGATGTAGCATTGAATTTATAATCGGATACAGGGTAAATGTCAGGAGCAAACTGCATATAACGCCAAGCTGCTTTAGATACTAGAGGTATCAGGAAGGATTCTTGGAAGTTAATGAGTGTACGCTTATGACGCTTAATGATTGCACCTAAGGACATTGAGATACCAGCGGCAGTAGCGTCACCATTTATTTGGCCGCCAACACCTGAGGAATCCACAGCGCCTGTAGACTGCTGTACCATTGTCTGTAGAGCCTGTGCTTGGGCAAAGGTTATCTGTGAGACATTACCAAAGTTGAATGGATTAATGATTTCCCTAGGGTCGCCATTAGTAAGCAGTAGTTTGCCAGCACGTATCTCTGGCTTAGTGCCCCTAGGGATGCGTGTAGCGTCCATGGCAAGCATAGGGTGTACTGTTAGCGCAAGTGCGTCTATACGTGCCCTTAACTCAGCGTCTAAGGCTTTCTGTGAGTTGTAGCCCTTCTCACATACGCCACGACCATAGAAGCGACTAGGAACCACATCCCAAGGGAATGCAACTACTGGACGATCCTTCATCATAAATGGACTAGGTTCAGCCTTAAGGATAGTACCTTTGTTGGCTATTACTACGCATGCTTCAATGTAGTAGCTTTCCTTATCTGCTGTGCTTATCATATCTGGATCATCCATCTCATCTTCTAGGAGATGTCGAGGAACTAAACCATAATACTTAGTTAAGCGTGTCTTGTCGTCTTGATAGATAGTTAGGTCTTGATCAGCTTCTAATTCAAACTCATCATTAGCTGTACCTACGTAACCTTCACGGTAGACACCAGACTCTTGTAATTGTTCAACTATATGTGAACCAACAAACTCATCTATAGCAACACCTAGAGCTTCATCAATATTAGCTGCTGTAGGGTCGATACGGAAGTTCTGAGGAAGGATAGGACGTAAGCGTACAATAGTACGGTTTGTTACGTTAACTCCTACAGCCTCCATAGCACCGCCCATGACAGGCTCAGTAGCTGGCTTCATCTCTTTAATTTCTTCTAAGACTACTTCACCTATGCCATTACCAAAGACTGCTGAGTTAATTAAACACTCACTGATGTCTCTACGGATCTTAGCGGTAGCAAAGTCTTCATGGAGCTTGTTACGTAAGAAGCCAATGTCCTCAGTCTCTGTGTCGCCCATGTTATCTTTAATATCAAAGAAGTTACCACGACCAAAGGTGGCCTCTTCTATCTCAGCTACGTTAGACTCTACGGCCTGCTGTAGTGCTGGTGCAATGATCTGTGAACGCTCTGCTTGCCTAGTCTTATCTTGGGCAGCCCATTGTCCACGCCAGAGGCGATAGTATTCACGGTGCTTCTCTGCATAGTTTTGTTCGTAATAGTCGCCCCAGTCATCCACCTTTGACATCACCCAGTCCTGTAGGTTCTGTTCAATGATGATAGGGTCTATTGAATCGTTATTGTCTGCCATTCTCATAAGTTAGTATCCGCTAATGCTATCTAGGGTTAAGTGGTCATCCCACTCTTCGAAGTTACCCACATAGCTTACCTTGGCTAGTTGATCTATATAGGCTAAAGAGTCTATTAAATCGTCATGGGTGAGAGGGTCAGGGAATTGAAATAATTGGTCAAGGAAGACTGAGTGCCATTCCTTCTTTTTAGTATTAAGAGTGATACGTCCATGCTCAAAGCGTCCTTGGAGTGCCCACATGATCCTATCAGTCTTCTTTTGATTACCATGAGTCAACTCTTCGACACGAAAGTACGTATTCTGACGTTTCATTCGATCCATGAGTGGAGACATTACTGCTTGTTTAGAGATACCTTTCTCGATACCTATACTTAATGGTTTATACGTTTTGACAACATCAAAGATCTTATTAGCTGTTTCATCAAGAGTCCAGCGACCATATACGATGTCCTCAATAAACCAACCCTCTTCTGACACCCATACAATGGATATAGCTGACTGATCTAAACGTGAGGTGTTACCTTTGGCTTTGGATACATCTTGGAAGCCAGCAAGGTCGATAGCGATATAGTAATCACCTTCACCCTCAGGTTTTTTACCAAAGTGTAGCCAGTCCTCTTGGAACATCTCAGAGCCTTGGTTCTTAAAGGAAGCCATAAACTCTTGCTGGAAAGCGTGAGTAGACATAGACTTCTTAGCACTATTGATTTCATCATCATCTAGTGTTTCATTATCGTATGAGGTGAAGTGCCATGACTTAAAGGAGGGATCATCCTCGGTTAGCTCGGCATACTTGTATAAGTCATAGAAGTGATTACGTCCCTTAGGTGTGCCTATGAATAAGCAGCCACCCTTTTGATCTGCTAACGCAGGCCGTAGGATCTCTTCAAATACTTCAGGCTTCATGTCGCCATACTCATCCATGACTAGATATTTGAGACTGACACCACGCATCGTGTCGGGTCTATCAGCACCCTTAAGGGAGATAGTAGAGCCATTGATGAGGGTTATCTGCATGTTGTTTATATGAGCTGCTGAGATGACTGGCGACCCAAGTTCTAACAAGAGCTTCCATAGTATGTCCCTAGCTTGACCCTGAGTGGGTGCAACGTAGAATACATGAG